ATGGTTGGCCGGTCAGGATGATTTAGTACAAGCGTTTGCCAACAAGGAAGACGTTTACAAAATCATGGCGTCCAAGATTTATAACAAATCGGTTGGTGAAATATCCAAAGACGAACGCTTCATGGGTAAGACGGTAGTGCTTGGCTGTGGTTACGGTCTTGGTGCCGCGAAATTCCAAGCATCATTGAAAACGGCGAAGGTTGATTTATCACTAGAAGAGTGTCAGGGCATTATCAATACGTACCGAGAAACGTATACAAGAATACCTGCGCTGTGGAGGCAAGCACAAAGGTGCCTTGATGCAATGCAAGCTGGTCAGACGGCACCCATTGGCGTATGTCCTGATGCTTTGTTTTTAAATAAATACGGCTTCGTGTTACCCAGTGGATACTTATTACGTTATCCAGAGCTTGAACGCGATACGGAAAATCAGTACAGCTACAAGACGCGCAATGGCAGAGTGAAGATATATGGCGGGAAAGTTGTGGAAAACGTCACTCAGGCCATAGCGCGGTGCGTCATAGCCGAGCAGATGGTGCGCATCTCAAAGAAGTACCGGCCTGCCTTGACTGTTCACGACGCGATTGCGATTGTTGTCCCGCTGGCCGAAGCTGAAGGGGCGCAGCAGTGGATTGAAAAATGTATGAGTACGCCGCCTGCATGGGCGACGGGCTTGCCCTTGGCGTGTGAAAGTGGTATTGGAGACAATTACGGTGAATGTTGACGACTACGCGGTATTCGTTACCGACATTAGAAATAAAATGCGAAAATTGGAAGATTTCTGCTTGAAAGCGGAGGTTGGCGCAACATCAGAAGAATTTAATGATGCGTTTGGTTTTACTAACGAAATCAAAATTTCCATAATGAATATAGAAAACTACATGCGAATACAAAGGTATAAGCAAAGGAAATAACATGGCATCTTGGTCATACTCTTCGTTGAATCTGTTTAAGCAATGCCCTAGAAAATACTATCGTATACGTGTAGCTAAAGATATTGTTGAGCCTCAAGCAGAGCACTTGATCTACGGCACAGAAGTTCATAAAGCCGCCGAAGAGTATGGCCGTGACGGCACCCCCATCCCTACCAAGTACGACTACATAAAGCCCTACGTAGATACGTTGTTGAAGTCTCCCGGTACTCAGTTGTTTGAGTACGAGATGGGACTGACGAAAGAATTGACTCCCTGTGAGTTCTCTTCCCCTAACGTATGGTGGCGGGGCATTGCCGATTTTCTTGCGGTGCCAGAGGGCGATAAGTCAGCGATTCTGGTTGACTATAAGACCAGTAAAAGCGCCCGTTATGCAGATACTTCGCAGTTAGAACTTCTGTCTCTTGCTATATTTGCGCATTTTCCGCACATCGATATTGTCAACGCAGGCTTGTTGTTTGTGGTAAGTAAAGAATTTATCGAGATTGAACTTGATAGAAACCACCAACAAGAACTGTGGAAGAAGTGGATAAAAGAAACGGATAGACTAGACAAATGTTTCGAGTACAATACTTGGAACCCGAGTCCTAACTTCACATGCCGCAATTACTGTCCGGTATTGGACTGCGAGCATAACGGGAGAAATTAAATGCCTTATGTGAACAAACCACGTCCCTATAAGAAAGAATACGAACAACAGAAAGCCCGAGGGGAAAACCCAGCACGGGCAGCGCGGGAACGTGCGCGGTACGAGTTTGATAACCCCGGTAAAGACGGCAAGGTCATCAAACGGAAGGGCAAGGACATTGAACATATCAAACCCTTAAGCAAAGGTGGCGACTCTTCTCTATCTAATTTGCGCCTTGAATCTCCAAGCGACAACCGAAGTTTTTATAGGAACAGTGACCACACGGTTAAGAAGAACGTTTCCCGAAAGAAAAAATAATGTCATTCGGGCATCCATATGTTTCATACGGTGTAAAACAATGTCCTGTATGTAAAGAAAATAAAACTCTTGAATCATACTCACATAAATCGGGAGCTAAAGACGGGCATCAAGTAACATGCAAAGCGTGTGTTAACGCCAAACTGTACAAGAGAAATTCTGTTAAATACGAAAGACGTTTAAGTAAATATTTCAAATACGAAACATAAGACCAATGGAAATCATACATAATAAATACTTGACAGTACGTACGAGAAACCCAGACAAAATTACAAACATTCTAAACAAAAGCAGAGTCATTAAAACAGAAAACGATGTTCATACCGTATCGGTACGGTGGGAATTGTATGAAGCGCAACAACTGCGCCGACTGAAAATCAAGAACGTCCCTAGCCCGATTCTGCGCGACTATGGCTGGCCGGGGCTGTATCAGCCAATGGAACACCAGCGCACGACAGCGGAGTTCCTGACCCTGCACACAAGGGCGTATTGCTTCAACGAGCAGGGCACAGGCAAGACCGCAAGCGCCATTTGGGCGTCCGACTACCTCATGGAGCAGGACTATATAAAACGGGTGCTGGTAGTCTGCCCGCTGTCGATTATGCAGGCGGCTTGGCAAGCGGATTTATTTAAGTTTGCTATCCACCGTAAGGTTGGTATCGCACATGGAAACCGTGAGAAACGGAAACAAATTATCAACGGTGATTATGAATACGTAATCATTAACTATGATGGGATTGAAATTGTCTTGCCAGAACTAATGGCTGGTAAATTTGATTTGGTAATCATAGACGAAGCGAACGCATACAAAACTTCTACTACTAAACGTTGGAAAGCTATGCGGAAGTTAGTGACTTCTAACACATGGTTGTGGTTGATGACGGGCACGCCTGCTGCACAGTCCCCTGCCGATGCGTATGGACTTGGTAAACTATGCACGCCGGAGAACGTCCCCAAATTTTTTGGGTCATTCAAAGAGTCGGTGATGCACAACATCTCCAGATTTAAGTGGACACCCAAACCCGATGCGTCTGCCAAAGTTCATGCTGCATTGCAGCCAGCAATTCGGTTTACTAAAAAAGAATGTTTGGATTTGCCAGATGTGACCTATGTAGACCGAGAAGCTCCGTTGACACCACAGCAACAGAAGTATTACGATATTTTGCGTAAAGATATGTTGATGACCGCAGGCGACGAAGAAGTTATATCGCAAAACGCGGCAGTTAACCTTAGCAAATTGCTTCAAATTTCTGGTGGCGCGGTGTACAGTAATTCGGGTACGCCGTTGGAGTTTGATGTATCTAATAGGTTAAACGTAGTTGAAGAAGTGATTAACGAGGCTAGTGCGAAAGTGCTTGTCTTTGTACCGTACAAACATACTATCGAACTTTTGAAAAGCCATTTGAAAAAGAACAACATTCCTTGTGAAGTTATTTCTGGGGAAGTGCCGGTCAACAAACGAAACGATATTTTCCATACGTTTCAAGAGAAAGGCGAAGACGTTCTGAAGGTTCTGATTATTCAGCCAATGGCAGCTTCGCATGGCGTGACGCTAACGGCAGCTAACGTGATTATTTGGTACTCCCCGGTGCCGTCTATTGAAACCTACTTGCAGGCGAACGCCCGCATCGACCGGCAGGGGCAAAAGAATCCTATGACTGTGGTGCATATCGCGGGCAGTGGGATGGAGAAGAAAGTGTACAAAGCGTTGCAGGAAAAGCTGACGCACCACACTTCGCTAATCGACCTGTACAAACAGGAAATCGGCGTTACGTGACCTTATTTTTTGGCGTAGGGTAGTTGACAAAGTAAATAAAGAGGACACAATGGAACGCTCAGTTGAAGAAATCGTCGCCATCTACATCCAGATGCGGGACAAAAAGAAAGCCATTCAAGACGAGGCAGACAAGAAAATTGCCGAGATTGAAGAGGATATGAAGGTGCTGACTGAGCATCTTCTAGCAGTATGTAATGACGCTGGAGCCGACAGCATCCGCACAGGGGCGGGCACCGTCATGCGGGGGATTAAGACTCGCTACTGGACGAGCAATTGGGAAGCCCTATACGACTTAATTGTTGACAATGATGCGTTTGGGTTGCTTGAGAAACGGATTCAGCAGACGAACATGAAACAGTTTCTGGAAGACAATCCAGATTTGTTCCCCGAAGGATTGAACGTAGACAAGGAGTACACAATCACCATAAGACGTAAATAAGAAGTTATTTAGAAGTTATTTAGAATCATTTAGGAGTATTTATGAGCAACGATATTGTCCCGTTTTCTTTGGATTCTGTGCCGGATTACATTCGTCAGGAAGGCCAGACCGAGTTAACCAAGAGCCTGCTGAAGAGCGGCAACAGCAAGCGCATATCCGTGCGTGGTAAGAAGTTTCGGCTTGTTGTGGGTGGGGAGGAAATTGCCACTCGCGCCGAACCGCATCTGGATGTGGTCATCGTGGCCGTCGCCAAAGACTACAACCGGCAGTACTACGCCAACGAGTATGACCCGAAGGCAGAAGCTGAACCGCCGACCTGTTGGTCACCGGATGGTCGTAAGCCGCACGCGAGTGTGGAAGCGCCGCTCCATGCCAACTGCAACGATTGCCCCAAGACCGTCAAGGGTTCCGGCGCACGTAATACTAAAGCGTGCCGTACTAAGCGCCGTATTGCGGTAGCGTTGGCCGGTGATGTTGGTGGTGGCGTGTATATGTTTGAACTTCCGGGTACGTCAGTATTTGGCACCGGGGATTCGACTCACATGCCGTTCGACCAATACGCCAACTTGGTGGGGTCTCAGGGCTTCTCCGTTGACCGTGTGGTCACCCGTGCGCGGTTTGACGATGAGGCTGACCAGCCGAAGGTGTGCTTCTCTGCGATTGGGTTCCCGGCGATGCTGGACATTCCGAAGATTAAGGAACTGTCAGCTTCCCCCGAGGCGAAGAACGCCATCACCATGACGGTGTATCAGGCCGACAAGGAAGCTAAAGAGGCTGCACTTCCTGAGCCAATAGCGGAACCTACTGCGCGGCCCAGCGCCAAGAAGGAAACGGCTAGTCCCAAGAAAGACCTTGAGGGTGTACTGAGCAAGTTCGTCAACTCCAGCAATACGGACGACGAATAACATGGATAACCGAGGCTACAGCAAAAGAATTATTGATGCTAATGAAACGGCATCGTCTGATAGCCTCGGTGTCCTTTTAGGCCGGTATTGCATTAGTAGGGACATCCCCGTATCCGATATTACGGGGTATTTTGGGGTATCCCGAATGGCTATATACAATTGGTTTACTGGCAAATCGGAACCGAGGAAGTACCACAGAGATAAAATAGAGACGATATTGCGTAGTGGGGGATGGTCAGTATAACGAATTAGAGAATCAAAATGGACACAGATAAATTCCTATCTAAAGTATGGCCGACCGAAGGTTGGTACTGCATACAGGGAATGAAATTGGACGGGTCTTATCCTGTAATTACATGGCACGATAATATCCCTGATGCCTGCAAAGAAATAGACCGGCTAACCCAAAATTCATTCAACGCTTATTACGCTTGTGCTTCTTTTGAGAAAAACACAAAGCGCGAACAAAACAACGTATACGCATGTAAAGCTCTTTGGCTAGATATTGATTGCGGGCCAAATAAACAATACCCCACTCAAGAAGTAGGCATCGAAGCCCTAGTAGGGTTTTGCAATAAGTATTCGATGCCGGTGCCGACGGTTGTAAGCTCCGGGCACGGGATACATGTGTATTGGTTTCTTAAATCAGAAGTGCCCAGAAAAGAATGGAAGGGCGTCGCTGAACAACTGAAAGTTAAGTGTAGAGAAGCGGGTTTATTGGCTGACTCCAGCGTTACCGCTGATGAAGCGCGAATCCTGCGCCCACCGGGGTCTAAGAATTTCAAGAACGGTACTGAAACAGATGTTGAAGTTTACCTTGAAGGGCCGTTGGTAGAATTCGATGTTATAAAATCTGCGCTGGGCGTGATGGACATATTCCTCAACGCGCCCGACTACATACGTAGGGAATTAACACCACTACAAAAGTCTTTGCAGGAGAATCTTCGCAATCGATTCAGCACCATCCTAGACAAAACCAATCGTAGCGTTGGGTGCAGCCAGCTTGAGTATATCGCCTGCAATCAGGCAGACGTTGACTACAATTTATGGCGGGCAGGGCTGTCGATTGCGCGGAACTGCGTCGATGGTGACATAGCAATTCATGTTATCTCCAGCGAACACCCTGAGTACACCCATGAGCGCACCGTCATCAAGGCGGAAGACCTTATCGATAAGCCGTATCTATGCCGCACCATAGAGAATATCAGGCCGGGAGGCTGCGATACTTGCATCCACAAGGGGAAAATCAAAAGCCCAATCGTGCTGGGCGTAGAGATTGAGGAAGCCCCAGAAGACGAAGACATCGTGCATATCGATGCAGGGGGCGCAACCACATTCTTCAAACCACCTGTTCTGCCGGAACCGTACAAGCGTGGACGCAATGGCGGTATCTTTGTTGTAGAAGATGAAGATTACATTCCGGTATACGAGCATGATTTGTATTTAGTGAAGCGTATGCACGACAGCAACCGAGGCGAGTCGGTGTTGGCTAGATTGCATTTACCTCGCGAAAACTTAAAAGAATTTGTGATTCCGTTGTTCAACCTTTTATCAAAGGACGAATTACGTAAGGTTTTATCGTTCAATGGGGTTATTGCGTTACCAAAACAACTTGACCGAATAATGCAATATCTAGTTGTGTGCGCTAAGAATCAGCAATTAGAGTTAGATATAGAAATTCTGCGCAATCAGTTTGGTTGGGCCGACAACAACACTAAGTTTATTCTTGGCTCACAAGAAATTGGGATTATGGAGACTAAGTACAGTCCCCCATCCGAAACAACTGAAAAGATTGCACGGGATATATACCAGAAGGGAGTGCTGTCTGAATGGAAGAAAGTCGCCAACACCTACAATCGTCCGGGGTTTGAACCTCATGCGTTTGGTTTTCTGGCGGCGTTTGGTGCGCCTTTACTCAAGTTTACCAACTACAACGGGGGCATGATTAACTTATTGGATTCCGAATCGGGCACCGGCAAGACGACCATCTTGAAGATGATAAACAGTGTGATGGGGCACCCCGACGGGTTGTTGTCCAAAGAGTCCGACACACTTGCGCATAAGAAATTTCGGTTGGGGGTTTACTGCAATATGGCGTACACCTGTGACGAACTTACCAACATGCCGCCCGAAAGCATTTCTAGCTTGATTTATGAAATCTCGCAGGGCGAGGGCTCTGGGCGGATGCAGTCCCAAGTCAACATGGAGCGGAAGAACGACACTCGCTGGGCCACAATCGCCGTGGGGACATCTAACGCTTCGCTGGTGCAGAAGCTGGGGCTGCTCAAGTCTACCGCCAATGGTGAAATCATGC